TTAAATAAACATAAGAATAAACATCAGAAGTTCCTCGTATCTGATACCATACTGATAGCCAGCAGGTTTAATAATAACCTGCCTTCCTGTGTAATATTCCTCGTCGTACCACTCTCCTGTTTCATTGTTTTTAACACTCCTAATCAATACCTCTGGAGCATAAATATCATCCCATTCATCATAACACCAGAACGCATAGTTATTAGGGTCAAGACCGTATTTTCTGAGAATATTACCTACAGTTTGTGCACCAACACCGAAATGAATCCGAGCGCCATCACTCTTGATCTTTACTGCATCTTTAAATTTAAACCTCCAGATATTTTCCTTTATTTCAAGCGCAGCAAGACGCTCTGATTCTGTTGTTTTCTCGTCAGCCTTAATACGCAATTTAAGCTCTTCATTCGACGTGTTGATACTGCCAGTACCAGCGTATACCTGTGACCATCGAAATGCTGATGTTCCGTTTGAGTTAACATTATCAACAGTTGGTTTTATAAGGCCAGAAAAATGAGTTTCAGGTGTATTAATATATGTATATGCACCTGCTGTACCACGAGTCCTTAACTCAAAGCTGTCTATATCAACACCAGTCCTACGAATTATAAGGAAGTTATTTCCTGCGGAACCAGTATCGGTTTGAGTGCTAACAGACAATCCGTTTCGTGTATCAATACGTATATTCTTCCCGTTCTCCAGCGAAGCAGAATTATGTAGATACAGCGAGTTGTCAGTGTAGAGATTGTATTTACCTACATTACTAAATGTATAAGTATTGCTTGTGTCATCACTGTTCCTATGGAATTGCTGAAGAGTGTAGGCGGAAGATGCTCCGTATCCATCACAATGGAAATTTCTGCACAGCTGCAAATCGAATAACAATACGGTGTCAGCATTAATGCTCACATTATTAAAGCATGTTGCAAAGTTGGCACCATACTGTGAATTGGAATCGCCAATCTGTGCGCACACATCAAGCAAACCAAAAGTTACATTGGTAAAGTTATTTGCATCACCGGCGTCAAGAACAATCCCTTTCTTAGTCCCTGAATACCCTCTGGCAGTGCCGATCTCAATTCCCTGGAATGAACACACGCGAGCACGACTAAGCTTAAGACCAACCCATTCCAGACCATGATCGTAACCTTTTGCTGCGCGGTGAATAAACATACCATTCATGATGAGCAGGAATCTGTTATCCAGCCGTACTGGTTCAAGTTGGGCATTAATACCAACATTTGTGCATATACATTCACCATAAGCATAACGATTCGTTTCAAATATACGATCATCAGCGTCGTAAATGCCTCGTAATGCCTTGGCGGCATCAATATTAAGCAATGTAAAATATGTCTTCTGCTTAATTTCAAAAAAATTTGCAACATTATGCGTTGTGATATCACTCACACGCATTGATAAAATCCCCTCTTCTGGAGCGGTGCGAATGAATCCATCAAGGAACTGTTCATTATAACTTTTGGCTATCTGATAACATCCAACAGCATCAATGCGTTCAATTGTGAATTGCCAACTATCACCACAGTTAAAAGCCCATCTCCAGCCGTATTTCTGAGCGAATTCATCAGAATCAATATTTGCAGTCTCAGAACAGAAAGATAAAAATCTAAATGTTGGTTTTGGCCTTAGATGATTAAGCCCGACACCTCTTGGGGTATATATGGCATTATCTCCATTCCCACCTTTTGTTTTAACTGTAAGGTGACTTAAACCAAATTCAATATCATATTTAGTTGGTGCGGCGAAAACAAAGCCGTCTTTTGGTGATGTGGTATTGTCAAACACAATAACCGTTTCACCCTGCCCATCACCGTACATATTTACTGGTGGTATATTAACGGGGCCAGTCAAACTATATGTTCCAGTTGGCACATATAGTTTTCCACCCTCTCCAATAGCATTTGCTGCTGCAATAAATGCCACCGTATCATCGTTAACACCGTCACCTTTCGCCCCATAATGCTGTGGCGTAATTAACAGCATACGGTCAGAAAAAATCTCTGTCCTAAGTTGATCAGGATCGTATTTTAATACATTTGGAAAATAAAACTGCTGAGTGCCATATGCATCATATACAGCCATAGAATGGCCTTGCACAGTTACGAATTTGGCAATCTGCCCGTTATATACCGGATATCCAGCAGCGTTAATGATGATTGGTTGCGAAACAGGAACATGAGAACCGTCTTCGTTTTCCACATAAACCTGAATCTGGTTATCAGTATTTACAGGGTCAGTGTCAATTTTACCAATATAAATTTTTCCATTAGCTACGGCTTTAAAAGAACGAGCCATAGTGAAGAGTTGCGAAGGCATGCTTACCACAACATTGGCATTTATTGAATCTGTCATTTAATTTGCTCCAGATACAAGGAATCGCCGCAGCATGGCTACGGTTGGTGTTTGTTGCATACCGAAATGGTACGATTGTTGATTTGTACAGTAGGTTTTACGATGCCATTCCACCCATTTGGTGAGGCATTGATGATGTACAGCAAATACGATGAGGCGCAGTTCCACTTGAGGCTTACGCACGAGTTGCACGCTAAGATTAAGCAACGTGCAAAAATGAATAACAGGTCTATCAATTCCGAAATTGTGGCTACGATGGAAGAATCACTCTCCAAACCATCACCTGTAAGCGGGTATCGTGATGAAGAAGAGAGGCTGGCCTCATTAATCTCGGAACGAGTAAAAGAAGTTGTGGCTGATATCCTTAGAAAAGAAAAAACCCGCGATTAAGCGGGTTTAGTTGGTTAGTTATCAAAAAGTCCGTACGTTTCTTCTTCTTCAGGTGTAAGGGGAAGAATCTCTACTCTATCTATAGATACCTTTTCAATGTACCCATGAGGTCTACTTAAAATTAAAGCTCTCTCATGCCACAGAACTCCAAGAATGTGATACCTTCCAGCATCGCCTTTTACCCTGGCTCTTCCTTTGATTCTTGGCGGCATAATGCCATATTTTTTCTTTGCCATTATGCAACATTACTCCCATGAATCAGGTGTTGTAGTGCTTTAACACCTTCCGCATTGTAGCGGAATGCTTCCACCTGTTTGCTGGAATGCGCAGATTTATCCAGGAAGAACTTACCGTACTGCTCAGTTTTGAGGTTGTTTGCGTTAGCAATGCGACCAATCTTGTTGGCCGTTACTCCAAGCTGCTCTGCAACCTCCCCTGCTGAGTAGTAATGCTCTTCTATTGCCGGAAGAGGTATTGCATTAAAACCAACGAGCGGGTTGATTATACTTGCTGCCGCTGTCTGCTTTGCCTCAGGCGCAAGATTTGGCATCAGATCGAACAGATTGGTAACAGCTTCAACCGTCATTTTCAATGTTCGCGCTTGACGATACTCAACAAGTCCACTCGCTGATTTACCGCTTTTAATGTGTGCTTCCTGCATACTTTCAAGTTTGTCTACAAGTGTTCGGCGAACTGCTTTAGATTCGCGAGCAGCAACACGAAGCGCCTGCTTGATAGTCATGGAGATAACATCAATGTCAGCCCCGTTTTTCCGACCTACACTTTTTGTGTAGGTCTCGCCCTCCAATTCATCCTCAATTTTCTCGATGAATTTGTTGTTACGTACTGATGGCTCTCCACATAACTTGCGAGCTTCATTAACCATCATCAGAAGACTTTGGCTGTCAATGGTTTTATCCGTGACAACGGATCCGATGTTTGCTACATTCTTCAAAGTCATTAGGCATTCCTTATGTGGTAGTAAGGGTGTGACATAGGCCGCCAGCAGCACACTGGCGGTTTTCTTTTTGCGCCGTCCGGCGCACCAATCAATGAATCCATTCCTCGCCGCGCAGTTTTGTCAGCATTGGCTGAGCGTTCTTTACGACAAAATTGTTGGTATCAAGATTCTTCATTTCACGAAGAAGTGATTTCTTGGTTTCTTCTGACATATAGCGAGTCTCATATGCAATATCGTAAATTCTTCCTGAAAGCTCAGAACCAATTTGCTTCATTCCTGGGTAGATGTGTTTGCACATTTGTTGACTCTTCTCCATCCACAATTGTAAGTAGCAGAGATTAACCAGTTCTTCGTCAGTAAACTGTTTTGCAATCGGTGAGCATTCTGCCTGCCGATCCAAAATATCCAGCACCCAGCGGCGAAACTCTTTGGCTACCGGAGTGCGAGCAAACATCGCGATTAGGTGGGCACCGCGTAGTGAGAAAACTCGCACTTTTTTGCGATAATTTCCTGAGGTACTCACTTCGAGTACCTGAGTCATTCCGGCGCTAAACTCATCGCTATACTTGTTATAAATCATTGTTACTGCACGACTATTTGCGTATTTAAGTGCAGATGCAATATTAGATGATGTAAACCAAACACCATGCATATCACGGGTGGGCACCAACTCAACTCCGTGGAAGTTGTAATCTGATTTTGCTACAATATTCATGTTAGTTTCCTTGCATACGGTTACTGACATAGAGGCCCAGTTTGTGTTCGCGCACTGCTGGGCTTCACTATTTTTACTGGGCATTAGCTCTTTCCTCTCTCAGGCTTTTAGCCAGTCGCTGCACAATCGCAGAGTTGATAGAAATTCCATCCATTTCAGCAACACGTCTAATCTCCTCCTTCATTCGCGCTGGCAAACGAAGCTGAAAACTTTGACTTTTACGACCTGTGTAAAGCACATCTTTCATAAGTAATCCTCCTATAATGATACCAACTTGGTTCTAGAACCAATTTAACACCATTTATTTTGATGTCAAGTTGGTGCTATTGTTTAGCGAACATCTTTACGTTGAGGTCATATGAGCAAGTTCCCTAGTCATGAAATGGATAGGTTCAATATCAGGCTTCCTGCAGGAATGCGGGATGCTATAGCTGAACGAGCCAAACGTAACGGCAGATCAATGAACTCAGAGATTGTTCAGATACTGGAAGATGCCTTGAATGCAGAAAATACACTCGGGGAAATAGCAGATAAAATCAACAGCGTCTCGGTTCCGCTAAATGTTGATGCGCTAGTTCAACTTCAAGCCCAGGTTATCGCCATGCAAAAAGAAATACAGGAAAAGTTCAGAGAGCAGAACGAAAAGTTGAGAGAACTGCTAAACAAAAAACCCACCTGAAGGTGGGTTAATTTTTGCCTTTTTTGGACCATATTGACTACTCATAAAATGAGATCAATATTTAATCGCCCAATAACGAGTGCATGTTGAGGTATATCATGGCGAAAAAACCAGGTGAAAACACAGGAAAAAACGGCGGAATATACCAAGAAGTTGGCCCGCGCGGCGGTAAGAAAGACAATTTTGCCACCGTCAAGGACAACGAAAGGCTTCCACCAACAACAAAGCCAGGTCATGGCTGGGTATTAGATAAGCGAACTCCAGACAGCAAAAAGTAATAATCAAGCCGGGTCACTCCGGCTTTTTGATATGTCGCTCGCAGAACTCAACAAGCCTGCTCATTAAGTAGCAGTAAGTCTCGTTGGCTCTTCCTGGTTCAACATCAACACCGACCCTTGAGCAGATATCGAATGCCATGTGAGCGCACTCATGGGCAATAGTAGATAGTTTGCCATTGAACACGCCTATCACATGCAAAACACCATTCTCGCTGCTCATTGTATGAGACGCTCCGTTGGCATCCGAGTCCTGCACGTCCACACCAAGTTTTTGATGCAGGCGTTGCCATTCTGGAAAGTCTCTACAAAACACAATTGTACCGCTCTCAAAGAGCGGAACGAGCATTTTTGGTACGTTTCCAATGTTAACTTTTTTCATGGTATCCTGCGCAAAACTAAGGAGGTTGGTGTGCTTGAATGGTTTCTGTTGGCTGCATTAGTCGTTTCTAGTTTGGTGTATGAGTATCGAATGCACTCTCTAACAAAAAAAATAGGAATTCTAGAAAACGAATATTGTGCTCTCAAATCCTCACTGGAACGTGAGCAAGGAGACTTAAAAATCTCTCTGTCTAGCATTGAGCGTTCTATAGAGAGCCTAGAGGATAAGGTTGATCGTATAAAGAATGAGGATATTCATGATATTAAGGACGACATATCCTTCTTAAAATCTTGGTTGAAAAATGTTGGTAAAATTGCCACATCAACACGAGATAAGCTCAATCCATCCATGGATGACTAATTACTCCTGTGCCATTCCGCTAAGCGATGCCACAATTCCAGCCCTTGCTAAACGCTGGAACTCTTCGTTTCCTAGTGCCTCGCGTATTGCTTTTACGGCGGCCTTATTTGCCATAAATCTGCGTTCCGCCGCCGCTAATGCTTCTTTGCTTCCGCCTGCTCTTACTGCTTTAGTTGCTTCCTGAACTGCTTTCTCTATCGCATACCGACCACTACGTGTGGTGGCAATTTTAGATACAGCGCCTTTTAACCCAGCGCCAACTAAAGCACCTGCGGCAGCGCCTGCAATGCCTCCTCCAGCGCCACCAACAATGGCACCTGATGTTGAATTGGCAATTGCATTTAACACTGTTGATGTGACGTTGGATAAACCAGCATCCAGATCGCGTAGTACATTGGCAGTTCTACCTGTTCTTTCAATATACTGCTGAGGTTTCACTGCTGCTCTTGCAAGAGTGCCATATGCATCAGCAATTCTTCCAAGCTCTGAGGAATATCGGCTAATGGCTTTTACATTTTGTGGAGTCAGTATCTCTGCGATATGGTTAATTCCTGCTGCATCAGCTTTGCCACCACGTACACCATGCGAGATAGCATCTTGCAACATTGATGAAATAGCAGGAACACGCTCTGATTCTGGCAGCGCGCGGATCATAGAATGGAATCCAGCAGGACCATTAAGACCTTTAGCTGACGATGATTGAAGGGATTTTACTCCATTCGTAATCAGTGCATCTGTTGCCAAATCACGCCCGAAAACAGACTCTGCACTCTCTTGTGCTGATAACCTCGCTTTAGACAGATCATTAGCTTTCTGCCAGTCATCAAGAAATCCGCCGTTTTCCGCCATTGTGCGCATATCATCAGTAATTGCCCGGCGTATTTCCCCTGCTCTCCTTGCCGCATTTGCCTCTCCGCTACGCTTATATTTTTGCTCCGCATCAGCAAATTTCGCTCTCCATGCTTTCATGCCATCAAATGTTACTCCACCTTGATTGTTTGCCTGAACAAACTGTTTCATTTCAGGAGTAAGCGGTATGCCAGCAGATCGCTCTGCCTGAATAACGGCATTACCATTTAGCATTCTTGCTTTTTGATTTGGCATTGTTGACCGCACGTCATCCCATGCCGCGCGCTCGGCATCCTTCATCTGATCAAGATTTTGAAGAATCCTTTGTTTTATAGCCGCACTTTTTTCTGATGCCGTTCCAGATGTGGCCCCAAATTCATCAAGGTTTCGACTTAACTTTGATGATATTTCGTTAAATGCTGCCTGATGGGCGTCCTGAACAATTCCAGGTGTTGATGCCAATGCGCCTTCGGCTTGTGCAATTCCACGACTTCCAGATCGCATTCCTGGTGTTAATGCGTTTATATCAATTCCAGCAGACTCAGCCGCTTTTGCTACATCTTCGGACACATTAGCGGCCTGACTGGCAATTGACTGACGCCCAGCACCTGACTTTGCCATCCTAGAAACATCATTAGCAGAATTCAGTGCTGCACCACCAAGAGCCTGTGAAACCCTTGGCGCAATAACGCGCCCGACACCTGAAAGAACGCCTTGAGCACCAATATTGATACCACCGTTAATGGCAGCATTTTGTGCAAAATCACCATCCTGATTTGCAGCATCAGCAAGAGAACCTGCAATCATGTTTCCTGCGGAACCGATGTCTCCTGCGAGCTTTGCTGGCGCTCCAGCAACTTTTGCCGCTGTGCCAATTGGCAGGAGATACCCACCAATTGTTTCACCGGCTTGCGCCCAAGGGTCTGTCGGTCGATCGACAGGGCGATAAACATCATCCAAAACCTTGGGGCCACCAAGCCCCTGGCTGATTGCATTAATCAGACTTGCGCCACCCTGCAATACGTCAAATGGTATGTTTACCAGACCACGACCAGCCTGTTCTGCAATTTGCCCTGCACTTTGACCACCAGTGAGCCAATCGCCAGCTTGTTGCATCAATGATGGTTCTTCTTTCTGCTGCTGAGGTGGAGGGTATGCTGCATAAAACTGATCTCTTGCTTCAGCCCATTTGTCACCAGCCTTAGGGGCAACAACCTCATCAAAATATTGCGCTTGAGCCTGTGCTTTCTGTTCTTCAGTTAACGCCTGATACTGTGGAGAAGCGATAACATCTTTCCATGCTTTAGCCATTAATCACCCCATAAAGACGAGAAACCGGACTTATTGCTGTCGCTTCCTGATTTTCGCTCACTAACATATGTGTCATAACCTGATGAACTATATCCCATTGATTCAGCCTCCCTTGCTGCAACCTTTTGAAATACAGAATATTGAGATCGTATTTCAGATAACTGTTTTCTGACGACCTCTTCAGGCTGTGTTATATCGAGTTTCGCGATCAGGTTTTCCAGTTTTTGGCCTTCAGCATTGGAGAGGCTACCCATACCTCGCATAGTCTGCACGTTCTGGACAAACGCACCCGACTTTAATTCTTCTATCGCATTACGGTTTGCAAGCCCTTCAGCACTTGTGAAGCCATCTATATTTCTTCCTTCGAAGCGACCAATACCTTCAAGCTCCTTCTTACCAAGCAAAGAATCAATTTTCTCTATCCCTCGCTCACCAGTAATCAACGCATTGTTGTAATTATTGTTGCCATCAAGCCATCTCTTAGCCTGAGACATTCTGGCTGACGTTGCAGCTTTACCGGTTAGCGGATCAATTCCCGTCGCTGCTATCTGTGAGTTAAGAGACAAAACATCCATATCCTGAAGTTGTCCTGCTCTTTCAAGGGCCGCCTGTGACTGCTTAAACACATACTTGTCGTGATTCAGTCTTGCCATTTGAGCCTTATAGGAAAGATCCTGCCCCCTAATAGCCCTCGCATTCGTCATGTCATTATTGCGAATGGTTTCGTTAATTCTTTGCTGCTCCTGCTGGCGACCAACCATCTTATCCTGAACAGCAAACGCCTTTTCTGGTCCAAGCGCACCGAGAGACATAGTAGTCAGCATGTGTGATAGCTGCTCTGGATTCTGAATACCTGTCTGAATCATCCAGTCAGCATTAGCACCAACGCGATTTAACCTGTCCTTGTTGTCAGTAATGAATTTACTGTAGGCTTCCGGTCCCTGAGAAAGAGCGACGTTAGCCCTCATGGCTAAATCGCCCATATCGTTGCGTTGCTGCTCATTAAGACCGGAAAACGCCTGTTGTGCCTGTGCAACAAACGCTGGATTTTCCTGGGCAAACTTAAATAGTCCCGATGGATCACCAGAAGCCCATGCATCAGCGTGAACCTTATTGAACGCACTAATCGCTTTCTGTTGCTGTTCCTGCTTATAAATATCAGCAACTCCAGCCAGACCACGTAATGCGGTCAGACCAACGTTATTTGCACCTGATCGAGCCAGTTCATTGTTTTCGCGGATCAGACCAAGCGTTGCGTTAATGTCGCTCGCCTTTGGCGCATTCTCATTTTGCGCACCGATGCCAGCAAGAAACCCACCAGAATTAATACCCTGTTGCCACGTAGCCATTGATTACCCCTTAAAACAACGAGCCAAGCAGACCAAGACCAGCACCGATACCAGCACCCCACGGAGTTGATAGCTCGAGAGCACTGGCTATGCCACCACCCAAAAGCGCACCGGATGCAGCACCACTAACCCCCTGCTGCAATGCTGACGGTCGGTTGGCGTTTGCCGCAGCCAGCGCCGCGCTTTGCTGTGAAATCTGACTCATGTTGTTGGCATATGTTTGCCCGGCGTTTGCCTGCCCCTGAAGAGCGCCAAGACCGATATTTGCCAGGTTGTTGTAATTGTTCATTTGTCCAGATAGCCATTGCTGACCAAGCGTTGGTGCGATTGTTGCTAACTGATTACTGGTTGCGGTGGAACCCAATCCACCTGTTGCTTCCGCTGCAGCAAGACTCTGATAGCGAGCCTGACCTGCAAGGTCTTTATACTGCTGAGAGTTGTAATACTGGTTAAGTGCCTGACCTTGCCCCTCCAGAGACGATAAGTTCTCGAGGCTGCCGACATACTTATCAGCCAGAGGAGTAAACGGCTTCAGGTTATTCATGATGGTGTTGAACTGCTGATTTTGCAGGTCTGCTGCATACTTCTGAGCTTCTGCGGCATACTTTGCGCTTTTATCAGAGCTGCCACCTTTCCCGCCTTTTTCAGGGCAATAAGGTTCCTCGCCGCGCAGTTTTCTGCCCAGCTTAAATGCATATAACATGGCTATCTCCCGTGATTCAGGAAGTCGATTAGTTCTTCGCGTGTAGCACTGTAAAATGTCACGTCATCCACGCCTTTGAAGTATTTCTTGATGGTTCCTACACGCTTAAGGCCAATCATTGCGCAGTACATCTGCCCGTGGCGGAATTTGCGTGCAGCGAACGATGTGACGCACTGAACGGTGGTGTTAGTCAGAATGTATCGCCAGAAAGCCAGCCCGATTTCCTTGCTGAATCCGCGAATCTCTGGCAGGTACATGGCGTGGCAATCAAAGGTCAGCGGCTGAATCTCCTGATAGTAAACAATTCCGCCGAACTGCCCGTGCACGTTCACCTCAAAGTAACGGCATTCAGGTTTGTAGTCGTATCCATCGCCGTTGTTGCTACCGGCGATAATGTCAGGGTGATTTCCGACTGCTTCGATCAGGTCGATGTTTCGCGTTGGTTTGAATGTAATCATCAGTCAATCAGCCCATGTAATCTAAGTGCTGTTTCAAGCGCCAGAATACGCTGCCGCGCCTGCTCCAAACCTGTAGCGATAGCTGCGACTTCGGATTGTGTGTACGTAGTGCCGACCGTGTATGACTGGTTAGCGTTGAATGAGCCAAGAAGTGGCGTACCTGTGGCTGCAGTCCATCCGGTATTTCTTGCTCCAACAACCTGAATTCCATCAACTGAATATGATGTTTTTACATCCAGCGGTGACGCAAGAGACTGCGATTCTGTTACGGTTTTCGATACGTAATCACTCTTAATGCCAGAGACATCGCTTTCTACGCCATCCAGTCTTTGGTCAACAGTGACCAGATGCGCCTGAATATCGATAACCTCATCCAGCAAGTAATCAACATCGCTACGCAGTACGACTATCTTCCCTTCGGCGGTTGTTAACCTGACCTCAAGGAGATTTATCGCTTTTGTGTTTGCGGTGATTCTTGCGTCGTGATCAGCCAGTTCGACATCCTGTTCATCGTTTTTCACCTGAGCATCGTAAGCGCCCTGACCAGCCTGATTTGCCTTCCCGGCAATTGCGCCGACATCAGCCCCCTGATTAATGACATACAGCAGGTAAGACTGGCTGAATATATTGCGTGGCAAAATTGAAGCATCAAGGCGCGTAGCCTGAACCGCGACAGGATTATTCAGTGATGAATCCGCCATTACTCAATCCTTATCTGAGCGCCAGACAGAGTTACAGGTGACTTCGTGATAACGCGAAGTTTGAAGCCGACATTTTTCCTGATTCGCCCGACACGCTTCCACAAAACGCGCTTGTCGTAAACGAACGGTTCATTCTGCTCAATCATCTGCTCACGACCATAATTTATGCCGTCAGTGGTTGCAGAGAGGAACAGGCGATCGGCGTACTGAGCTACGCCAGTGGATGATTCCACCTCCAGATCGAAGCATCTGGCGTTATCCGCTTTGAACAGTGGAGTAAACAGCAGGTGTTCCTGTTGCTTGTCGTACTGGCTGCTGATGTCGAATTGCAATTTCCCGGTCACGGACTCCAGTTTATCGCCGCACGTTATCTGATTGCCTTCGTAAATGAAGTCGATAGCGCGGTACACATCGTCATACAGACCTGTTTTCAGCACACACCATTGCGGACCATTGGCGCTTGAAGATGCGTCGTACACGAGAACATGGCGCGGAAGGTGGATAATCAGCAACTCATGAGCATCAAATCGCAGCGATTCCATCACACCATCAGCCAGTTCATCAGCAGTGTAGGAGCGGAGGATTTTCTCAATGCTCGCGCTGGCGATTGGTGACACCTGACCGGAGCCGATGATGTATACAGACGGCGCACCCGTTGCCGGATTGCTGATGAACGCATAGGAATCAGCAAACGGCGTTTTGCAGTAAGTCCCGGCGATGCCTTTTTGCACCATCAGTGATGGCTGTGCGACATACAAAGCAGCACCAACGGTGGTTGCACCAGTCAGGGAAAAATACTCAATCGTCGATGAACCAAAACAGACGATGAAGTCTCGCCATGTTCCGATGCCAATGATGCCGTCAGGCTGCGACTCTGCGCGATATTGTGCGCTGTAACGGTCAGGATGCGATTCGTCTTCAAGGTCAGTGATGAACCATGAATCAGTTCCGTCTTTTGACCACGCATAACGCCCACGTAAACGCGTAATGTCGCGGACTGAGCCTAACTCATACTGCGTGAATCCGCTGTCTGTAGGCCAGTTTGAGACGGTTTTAACCGTGCCATCATAGCGATACTCGACCAGTTGACCATTAACGCCTACAGCCTGAGATGTCCGACCATGCGCCATTGATACACGACCACTTCCGGCAACATCACCGACTTCACTTTCGCCCTTATACAGCTTGCCACCACACACGCGATAAACAGCACTCTGCGCCATGTTGTACTCGACGCCGCGCGATATACCGTTCACATCAGAACGTTTGGCAATGCCCGGGAATGAGCGAAGATATCCGCTGCTGTTCAGGATTTCTTTGGGTGTAGCCAGCATATTCACTGGCAGATAGTCGATATAGTCGGCGTTTCGAAAGTCTTTGCCGACACCTTTCATAAGCGGAAGTTGCTGAATAGGCATTTATTCACCTATGCGTTTGGGATATCGCCATCAATCAGAGGGAGATCGCCTGGATAATATCGGTCAGATGTGAACACGTCATATTTATTACCCTGCCCTACAGGAAAATCTCCACGTCGTCGCATTGAAGGAACAACCAGAGTGTCGGTCATCAAGGCATCATATGAGCGTTGGGCGTTACTGAGAACTTGCGGAGTTGGTTCAAGGCTGTAATCAGATAGCATTCTCAGCAATAACTGATAGCCTACTGCGTGTTTGTATTTTCTTGGAAGACCTGACTCATCATCTGGTAATGGCTGCTCATCTCCAGTTGCGAAAGCGTAACCAATGTCGCCGGGGTTAATCATCCACTCGGACATCATATCTTCCAGATCATTTACACCATCTTCAATTGATTGCGGCTCAACATCAGTCAGCGATGCATTAGAAGCAATAGCAAACTTACGAAGCGCAAAAAGGACGATCTCACCCTTTGTCAGTACTGTTGCCATTGTCTGCCGCCTTACGACCTCGCTTACTGGTCGGTTTCAATTCATCAACTGAGGCAACAAAGCCCAACTTTTCGAAAAACTGGAAGTCTTTTTCTGCGATAACGGCCTGTACATGCCCGGATTCGTTATCTGCGGCAAGGAATACACTCATGCGATCCATATTGTTTCCTTAAAACATAAAAGGGGCGTAAGCCCCTTGTTATTACGGATTACCGAAGAACTGACCGCCCATGTGAGGGTTAAAGCACACATATGCAGGCAGTAAGTCAAAGCGCATTTTTTGCACGTTGGCATCGCCATCTGCGTATTTATGTACGCGGATGGAGAAACCTTCATATGTTGCAACAGCAGAATCAATACTGTGCAGTTTCGGCAGTGGGATAGAGCCAAGTCCACAGAAGAACTTGTTATAGAACAGGTTTGGCTTCATTGTCTGGCTAGCAGTGCCTACTACAGATACGGCATCGCCTGCCGCTACCTGACGACTTACAGAGTTGTACTGCGGGTTTGTAGTGTCATAAATCGGAACACCAGAAAGCGTAACCGTCACATCGCCACTGCTGTCTGAATTAGCATCAGCAGTAACCGTTGCAGTGAAGCTAATTGGTGTGGCTCCGTTATACAACGCCTGTTTGGTCTGCTGTTGCAGCCAGTAGGTATTGGTGAATTTAACCTGATCACCAGCTTTCAGAAAACCTGTAACGCTGGCTGTCGCTCCGGTCAATGTTACAGTGAACTGGTATGAGTCTTTAACTGCGTTATAGGTAACAGTTGGCTGTGTTTTGACTGTCAGTGTTCCGCCAAATGCCCCCTGCGTACGAGAGGCAAGCCCATTAGACATCAGTGCGCGAATGCCGCCAAAATTGGTTGGGATCTGTGCATTCTCCCATGCAGTACGAACCAATTGATCTGAAGCGTGCAAACCAGTCTGCGCATCAGCAAGTCGCTGTGCAGACCATGGATCCATTACAGCATAGTTTTCACCTTCATTAACGCCGAGGTCTTTCAGGAAAGATGCCGTCTGCGCAACATCAGACCATTTGGTGATTGGAGTATTGGGGCTACCAAGTGACAACGCACCGTTATTCATCATGAAGTGAGCAAGCTCTGTTTCAAGGTCGGTAACGATTCGCTGGCGAACCGGCGCGAGAATTTCTTCCAGCTGGTTAAGCTTGATCGCTTCCTCCAGTTGCTGATATTCAACAGCAACAGTGATGTAGTTACCTACACGCCCCGTAGCTTTACCTGAGATCAGGTTGTTTTTATTTTGCCCTGAAATATCACCAGTGGGAGTACGGAGGGATGAGAATTGATGCGGACGTTTAAAGCTAACGCTATCGCCAGTGCTGGAGTTGATTTCACCTGCCAGCAACTGACGGTCTACGGTTTTCGCCAGAACTAAATCTGACATAAAACCCGGAAGGAATTTTTTCAGAACGATTTGACTGACGTTACTGTCGAGATTGTTAGGCATTTATCTTTTCCTTATTCGATTTTTGCGCCGGGGCATAATTTGTTGAATTCGTCTTGTTTCGCATCAGCACCGCCACCACGTACTTCCGGCTCTGGCTTGATGGCTTTCTTTGGTTTTGGAGCAAGGCTTACCTGTTTGCTAATCTGCCCCAAGAGGAATGCTGCGCGAATTGGATCTGTCTCAGCGGCTACACGCTGGCGTAATTGCTGGCTCTTACCTAAGCCATAGGCGAGTAGTTCAGAGCCTTCGTCTGCACAGTGAATGATGATTTCCTGCTGAATTGGTGGTAGCTCACTAAGAACAATGGCCTCCATTTCCTGATAATCTTTCACAGGAAGTTTGGCTGCCCGTTGTTTATGCGCTTCTACCCTTTGCTGGAAACGCTGCTGGTATTCCTGTTGCTGACGTAGTTTTTGTTGCTGCTGCTGTTCGACACGGCCTTTTTTCTCATGCCAATCAGTCAATGCCTGTTCAAACGCCTGTTCGTCATAATCACACGACTCAAGAGTCGGTTTTGGTGGAATAGCGTCTGGTTGTGGTTGCTGATGTTCCGCTGGCTTGGCTAATGCTTCCTCAAGCTGGCGGCGCAACTCACGGTTTTCTTTCTGTGTTTCTTTGAAGCCTTTGCGAAGATCTTTCACCCATTGCGGTGCAGGTTGCCCGTCAATGTGATCATCATCGTCAGCGTTAAGCTGAATTTCTTCATCACCAATACGCAAGGCGTAATCTTCTGGTGTCTCTTCGGTTTTTTCAGGCTCAGTTGCCACCTCTTTACCGTTGTCATCCTGGCTTTCATTCTCAGGCTGTGACTCTGTTTGGATGATGGTTTCTTCTGCATTTTCCTGTGTTTCAGACAGGCCAATAACCTGACCGTCGATGATCAGTTCGTTTTCCATTGATTACTCCTGGTTAACTCGGCATTAAGTCTGCCGGAGACTGTGGTGGTGACTGGAATTGCTGTTGTTGTGACTCGGCGACATCTTTCAGAAGGCGTATTGCCTCCATCACTGCTTTGTCATCGATGTTTCTGGCTTGAGCCAGTTTATAGACAGTGTTTGCCTGACTCTCCATCGCATCCTGCTGGGCAGTAAATGCTTTGATTTGAGTTTGAGCAGTTTCGTTAGTTGCTTTTTGCGCTTCTGCCTGCGCTGCTACCATTTGCGCCTGAGCGAGAACCATTTCAGGATTTGGCTGGCTTTGTGCTGCCATTTGCGCCTGTTGAACAATCTGCTGCTCTTTCTCATTGCGTGGTTTTGCAATGCCAGATATCAGCAGTTGGTTTCGGTTGTACTCTTTGAAGTCATCAAGGCCTTCGCCATCGATATTGTCCAGAATAATACCCTGAATTGCCGGACGCATTGGGTCTGTTGGAAGCATAGAGCTAAGGACATTTGTCAGTACAGAAACCGTTGCATCACGTCGTGCTGTGTAGCTTGGTCCAACATCAACCGTCACATCGTATCGACCGACAGAAAGGTCATTTAACGCAACAACAGCCCCTGTTTGCCTGTCAACAACCTGTGCGCTCAGGACAGCGATATCATCACTTCCATCTTCGTTAACGATGCGCACTTCACGCTCTGAACCGTACACTTCACGAGCCATTGACAGCCATACTTCACCAGCTCGTTTAAGACTTTTCGCCATATTGTCCAGATAGATAAACGAAGCCATATCTGCTCTGTTCATCAAGTTGTTAACCGTTTCCTGAGCAATATTACTTGGCATCTGCTGCATGGCCTGACTGCCTCCTGTAACCTCCTGAATATCTGCACTTGTTTGCTGTAGTAATGCAGCCAATGCCTGATTCATAACCGCAGGCTGTGTATATCCTGCCGGGGTAGCTCCAGCGATAATGTTGCCAGATTTATCTCTCACTTCGCGCAACGGCAAGAACGCTGGGCGTTTCTTGTTGCGAGCCTCCCAGTGCTTCTCAAGTCCACGAATTTGCTCCATGCCAACTATAGGAATCTGACCGGGGTCTTGCGCTGCAGTATCAGCCAGCATTGAAACCTGAAGGTTGTACAAACGCTGTGGATCCATTGCTTTTGCAATGTGCCCTTCGACACGCTCAATGTCATCAATGAACCAGCGTTTTCCATAAACCGGGATGAGGGGGATATGCTCACCAGGAATACGTCGAGGTTTCTCAAGGAAACCATCACCATCCACTACGGATACATACACACGACGGCGCTTCACTGAGCGCCTTGCCACTTCATGAAATCCAGCTATTGCCAGTTCATCTTCAATATCTTCAACCTGATCACTGTCGTATGTTGCAATCTCTCCAGTGATTGGATGTCGATAACTGATGACGTCAACAGACTCTTTACGAACTTCGTAATACTTCGCTATGTAAATAACATCTGCACCAAACCAGTTATATTCCCAACTGGTCATAGACGTTACATCCAGAGAAGTAGGAGGTTTCTTTCCGTATTCAGCCTCATATTTTTCAGGTGACAACGAATACATACAGAACGCCCACAACGCGTCAGATTTGTCGTACTTCTTAGCGTCAGGGTCAAACCACACAGAGCGCGACGGGTCGTATATTGGTTCAATAGCAATACGCTGACGATCGTCCATGGGGTCGTATTCATTGACCAGCATCGACGTCAAACGGAAGCAACCGAAACCACCAGTAGCAGCGTCGTCAAATGCATTATCGCAAGCCTCACCGCCATCAGTTTCTTCGTAGTCAGCACGGAACAGACCATTTAATTTATTGGCTAACTCTTCGCTTGCCTCTCTGTCACCAGGACGAAACTTAACGGTTATTCTGTTATTGCGGTATTCTGCAATGATGCGGTTAAGTTCAGTTGCTACCTTATTGATTTCAAACTTAGGATACTTCTCGAACTGCTCATCAAGCTTAGTTCCAGCCGCCGTTGCTCCTTCCCATTGACCTCCGGGGACACGAGCAAACCTCGTAGCTTCAATGCACTTTTCGCGCACTTCCTTCTGTGGAGAATAGGCGCGGTCAAACCTGAGCATGATCCGCTCATGTTTTTTCTCTAATGTCTCTGCCATGTTTACCAACCGGATGATGAGGGAACGTATATTTCTGTTTCTTCGCGGACCAATGCCGGGCAATGCATACACATCATCAGCGCATCAGCCAGGTTAGGAGATGGGATCCCGAGCTTTTGCTTCATTTCGACCTTAGTCATAAGCTCCAGCTTCCCGTTGTTATTGAATTTGCGCTGAATCTGCGTCAGTTCTGCAAACAGCTTCTCCAGCATCTTCTCGCCTATCGCTTCTTTGTCGAAACTCAGCATGTCGTCGGGGTCTGCATACTCACCGTGGGCAACCGCCCGATATGTCAGATACAGCCTGTCAGCCAGCGCGTAATAGAATTGCGCTCGCTTATTGCGGAATACATCGCCAATAGTGCGAACGTTGTCGCCCTGTACGACTTCATCAGCCCATGCTCCAGCCTGATACGGCGCATCTTCATCGAATGGCGATTCGCTGCCTTTGAACATCGTGGCGGTGATTTTCTTACCGGAGAATGCTTCCGTTGTCTGTCTGCGTAGCCCGGCACCAACACCATCACCATCCCACAGGTAATGGTCAGCGCCGTCTTCAATCGCCATCGAAGTAGCCCAGTCAGCGCCCTCGTTGATGTCCAT